TCTGGCATACCATACTGAGAATCAATCCTTGTAGTGCTTGCTTGATAACCTGGTAACATGCCAGAAATCTGACCTAATACCTGCAATGGTCTGAACTGTTGCCCTAATTGTTGTTCATATATTCTTTGTAAACCAGTTTCTGCTATACCTCTTCCTATACCACCAAAGCCTGCTAGTTCGCCTCTTTGTCCTGCTCTAAGCTGTTCTTGAGTTGCACCAAGACCTCCCATCTGTCCACCATAGCCAGCAAGTTGTTGCCCTAGTTGTTGAGCTGCGCTACCTCTGCCAACACCGATACCGATTAGTCCTTGTGCCCCTGTTCTTTTAGCTGCTTGTTGTCTAGCAAACTCACTGAGACCTGTACGTTGTGCTTCACTAAATCCTCGTTGTCTAATATTACCAAGAGCCTGTGCTAAACCTTCTCCAAGAGCTTCTCTACGCTCCATAGCGCCAAGTCTAGCTCTACTGCCACCAAATGCACCAGAACCAATTTCCTGTGCTCTCGCAGCTATATCTTGTTGTTCTCCTGCCTCTAATACATCATCGATGGTTTGTTGTACCACTGCATCTTCAAATGGGTTAAAGAACTGTTGTGTCATACTTGGGTCATAAGCACCCATAGTATCTTTAAATATTTCTTCAGCTTGAGTGTAATACGGGTCTTGTAAACCCTCAGCTCTTCTTGATTGCTCAATCGCTTGATTTATCAGCTCTCTGTTTTGTTGTAAGAATGGCTCAAAACCACCCAACCCAGCGACAGCTTGTTGTCTTGCTAATAATTCTAATGGCGATAGACCAGCTGTTTGTTGTAACGGTACATCACTGCCTATTAAATTTGCACCTGCTTGTTGTAACTGTTGAAAGAAACCTGGCTGATCTGCTGTGCCAAAATAAAGAGATCGTATCAAAGGATCGGTTAATACTTCTGAAGCTTGTTGATTCATCAACACTGGATCAATCGCACCTTGTTGCATTTGTTGATCTACTAAACTAGGTGCATCACCAATATTATCAGACCCTGTGGTAACAAGACCTTGTGAAACGCCAACAGGATCAGGTGTGGGTTCTACTACAGGATCTGGTGTAGGTGGCACAAAAGTTTCACCTCTTTCATTAAATGTAGGTGAACCGCCTGGGAACATTCTAGGATCTGTTCGACCTCCACCTGGGCCGCCTATAGATATTGGGGGTTGTGGTCTGCCTCCGCCTATAACTTGTAAGTCTCCACCCGATAAAGGTCTTTGATCTGGCGGTGTTACGCCACCTGACCCAACAAATCTACCATCAGGTGTAATTATCTCACTAGGTCTTATTCCTGCCCCAAAACCTAAATCTGGTGGTTGTATTGGTTCCGGGTCGGTTGGCGTTAATGGTTGTTGTAAAGCTCCAAGCCTGCTTTCAAAGTCATCTAATCTTGCAATTAATCCACTTGGATCAAAAGCTGGTGGTGGAGCTACTGGTTGGACATTCTCTAATGCAGATAAACGCTCTTGTAATCTTGATGGGTTAAATTGTGGTATTTCTCTGTTTTCTAAAGCTTGTAGTCTGTTTTGCAAACCACTCGGATCAAACGCCTGTGTTGGTTGTGGTATATCTATACCCTCTCTTGCTATATTTAAAAACTGTTCTCTAAAATCTTCTGGATTAAAAGTTGGTGCTTGTCTATTTTCTAAAGCACTTAGCCTATTTTGCAAAGCAGAGGGATCAAACTGTGGAATGTTTGCTAATCTATCTTCTAAACCTGCAATGCCTTGCTGTAGTTGTGTCGGGTCAAACTGTGGTATCTCTCTGCCTTCTAAAGCTTGCAAACGATTTTTAAGGGCTGTGTCATCAAACCTAGGCATTTCTCTGCCTTCAAGCGCTTGTAGTCTGTTACGCAACGCAGAATCGTCAAATTGTCTGAAGTTTGCAATTCTATCTTGTAGACCGCCTATTTGCCTTTCCAAATTACTAGGATCAAATTGTTCTAAGTTCGCAAATTGATCTTGTAAGCCTGCAATACCTGTTTTTAATTCTGAAGGATCAAATACTGGTATTTCTCTAGTTTCTAGAGCTTTGAGTCTGTCTCTAAGAGCTGAATCATCAAACTTTGATAAAGTTGAAAATTGGTCTTGTAACCCAGCTATGCTTTGCTGCAGAGCAGTTGGATCAAACTGCGGTACACGTCTTCCCTCTAAGGCTCTTAATCTTCTGCGAAGTTCAGAATCATCGAAACTAGCAGGAGGTGGCACAGGTCTGCCAATTGCAATAGGATTTGATATAGGACTTCTACTAGGTCTGCCGATTGGTGCCATAAGCATAGATCTCATATTCATTACACTTTACCTATATCGTTGTATTGCTCAAACATCTTCATTAGTCTGTCCATGTTCTTTGCGCCTTTTTGTCTGTCAGGTTTACCACTTGGCATAATTTCAATTCCTGTTTCTGATTTTGTTATTTTAAATCCACCTAAACCATTGTTTGCAGCAGATGTCATAACAAACTCACCATCACTTAACATAGCAGGTATATCATCACTCGTGCCTGTACCTGGGCCTATTGACGGGCCACCCATACGCATATCTAATTCTTGTAATCCACCCATAGCTGCAGGCTTTCTAATGCCTAGATCAAAACCCGTAAACGTAGGAGCAGGCATAAGATCTGGTCTAATCGATTGTCTTATATCTTTTAGTCCACCCTCTTTGTCTTTAAAATCTTCTTTTACAGCTTTGCCGTACAATGCAGCTAAAGCCATCAGACCAGCGTTACCACCAAGTCCACCGCCATCTCCAATTCCACTGCCAATGTTTCTTAAAAGTCCTGGGTCTTCTGCTGTGCCTAAAAACGTGTCTCTTAAGAAAGGACCAAATTGTCCCCCAAATGGGCCTGTATCACTTGGCGCTACAATATTACCTGCATTATCAAAAGTGTATCCCATACTTTGTAAATCTGCTGTGGTATATTCATTTCCTTGAGGATCAGTATAAACTGTTCCAAACTCACCCTCGCTTGCTGTTATTTGAGGTTGCTGATTACGTCTCATACCACCAAACACATTATCAATAAAATTTTTATCGTCTGAACCTTTTACAAAAAAGTCTCTAAATCTACCATCTTTTCCAAAAAGCGGCCTTGATTTATCTATTTTTGAAGCTGCGTCAGTAACTCCGCCTGCACCTCGAAGTTTTGACCCTACGCCTGCTGTTAGACCCATAAGCAAGGCATCTTTCGTAGATGCACCACCAGCTTTTCCTACAGCACCACTAACCAAGCCTTTAAGAGCTGGGGTTAGAGCCTGAAAACCTGGTATAAAAGGTAAAGCAACCGATGCTATAGGAGCAACTTTTTTTACTACTTTTTTAAGACTTTTACCTAATTTTTTAAGAAACCCAAACTCAGCCATACCTGTGATTGGATTGATTGACATGCCTTGACCTACAGTATATTCGTTGGGATCAAGCCCTACAGCGATCATTTCTTGTTTAATTTTGTCTTGAGTGTTTTCAGAGATGACTGGTGGTACAACCATTTCGCCTGGTGCTACGTGGGCGATCATAGAATCTTCCCCTCTGCCTAATCCTGCTATGCCTTTGCCTGAGTTGTCAATTCTTTTCATGCTCAAATCATTCCTCGTTACATGTTAACCAAAATACCAAAAGGTATCTATCTCCTGATTCTACTGCTAGCCCTCTATGCATATGAGTAAAACTAGGAAAAATTAGAGCGTGGCCTGTAGGTAATGGCTCGACTGTACCACGTTTTAAAAACTCAGTTCCGCCACCTTTGTACTCCCCCGTGTTCAAAGGAACTACCATACTTATGTCGGCACTGGCATCGTGATGCCAAGCACCTTGTTTTTTATCCTTTAAATTATAGTTTGCTATCTGGATTCCACCCCCGTCTACGTGCCTATTCCAAATATTCAAAAATATAGGATTACCAATAGTATATATCGTTTGCATTAAAGATTGAAATATTTGTGGACAATTATCTTGAAAAGTTATTTCTGGTATTTGGCGTAGATTATCCTCTTCTGGGTTTGGTTTGAATCCGAAAAAAGACTCAAGATGTTTCATTTCATCTAATAATATTTTACAAAACTTTGTTGAAAAGAATGGCACAGTGTAAACATCTTTTAATGGCTCATCTATTATTTTGTCTAATTCTGTAGGTTTTGGTGAGTTGGTACCACTTTCTTCATAAAAATCTACGATTGGAGTGATTGAGTTTTTAACTGCTTTGAGGGTATCTTTTTGTATGTACCAATCACTTGGAAGTGTTAGTAGTAGGTTTTTTGGTTGATAAATTAGGTTTTCAGCTACGTTTATCATAACTCTATGGTGGTTGCTCCTGCTATCTTGATAGTGACTGAGCCGACCTCTGATGTCATTTCAAACCCTTTAGCAAGCGTTCGCTCACCTATATCAACCCACTTGTTGCCTGTATATACTTGCAAAACACCAACAGTAGTATTCCAAATAATGCTTCCTGCATTAAATTGTAAGGTATTTTTCTCTGCATCAGAGATTTGCCTTACGTTGTCTGTATCAACAGCACCTAAATTAATTTCAAGTATTCTTACTAATCTATTGAAAACATCTGAAGTAACTTGCTCTGTGGCTAATGGTAACTGTGTTTGTAAGATCTTGCTCATCTTTTACCATCTGGCTTTATGTCAATCCTTGTTGCTCCTAATCTCCATCCAATAGATAAATTACCATCATTTGCAGCATCATCGTCAGACTCAAAGCGTAAAGCTATCTGTCTTGATCTGCTACGTACATAGACTTGCTGTGTGTTTGCACTCACTGCGTTTGTTGAATTGGTTGCTAGTGAATCACCTGGAAAGTTTCTTGTTTTCAGAACAATGTTTACATTGCCACTGTTTACATCTTCAATAAACTTGTAATCAGGTATGATACGTTTTAAGAAACTAAACTGTTCGCCATCGCCAATATCTAGGTCAGAACTTTCAATAAAAACATTAGTCATAGGCGAACCGTCATCATTAAAACCTTTTTCTTGTTGGAAGAGATATGAGTTAGCGACAGCTCTTGGATAATTTTCTATGCCAGAATCTAACCATGCTGTTCTAATTAATTGACCATAGAACCATAGATTTTCTACGTAGTTGTAGATTACATATCTATCTATTTCATCAGAACTACTAGAACAATAGAACCAACCAACTTCACTTTTATCCTTTATGGTAAATGCATGTATTTTAAAAGATTGAATAAGGTTAATATCATTAAAAACATAATTATGAACAGAACATGGTAATGTTTGCACTGATCCATTATAAGAATAGAAATTGTTATAACTCATCCAATACACGCCATTTGGTGCGGTAATGGCACCTTTTGGAGATATTAGACCTGTGCCTTCATTAATAAGGTTAATACCAAAAGTGAAAGGCGGCCCTATAAATTGCATACTGTAAAGAGCAGTATCTGTCCAAATAAGAGTTTCTTGTCTTGCTTTTACACCACCAATAATTGAAGAGCCGCTTGACAACCTCAGTGAACCTGCAGTGTTCGTTGTCAAGGGCTCAAAATCTAACTCGTTTTCTTGGTCACTAAAAGCTACTAACATTGGATCTATAGTTCCTGTTCTTGAAGAACCAGAGATAGGATCAGCACCTAAAACTATTAAATGTCTATCTTTTTCTGATGTTAAAACTTGTAATCCTTTTGTTGGCACTAAGTTTGCACCTGAAATAGCTGAAAGTTCAACAGCTCTTGTTGTAAGACCGCCAGACTCAAGCCATCTAAATATGCCACCATTACGTTGGTTTATAATTAAATTTTCACCAAAATTATCGTGTGTCCACGTACGTAACTGGTTTGTATCAGATAAAGCCGTGGCTTGACCAAAAGCACCTATACCCCAACCATTCAGTCCCCAACCTGTTCCTGGGACATATACATCTAGTCCAACGTTTACTTGATATGCTCCTACAACACTAGATCCGCCATTGCCACTATCAGACGAATTAGCTGTAACAGTTGTGCCACTGGTGTCTTTTGCTTCAATGGTATAACTGTTTGCATTTACTACTGTGGCTACTTGATATTCTTGATTTAGCACAGCAGCTGTAATATTGCCACCAAGAGAAGATGCACCACTAAATGTTACAAAATCATTCTGTACAGCACCATGTGCAGTGTCAGCGACAGTAATCGTAGCGTCACCATTTGTTGCAGAAAATGTTACATCACCAGCAGAAGTTGTAGATCTTATGGGTGTAACATCATTAAAGTTGCCACCAGATTCAATATAATATTTAAGATGCGATCCTAACCCAAGATATTTTGTGCCTTCTAAGGCAATCCATGGATGCAAAGCTCTTACAGTACCTTGATATGTATTTGATGTAAGTTTTTCCCAGCCTCCAAACTTTTCTGGTCTACCCTTTCTAAAACGCACTAAATTACAGTCAAACCAACCCCCTTCGTTATCGTAAGCTGTGCCCTCTCTGTTAATACCTGGTCTGAATGTTATTTTTTGTAGAGGCATATTAGATTTGATGCCACTCTTTGCCTTCAAACAACAAAGATTCTGCTTGTCTCCTGCGTTCAAGTCCCTCTAAAACTTTACCATTAGCTTTGTTCCATCTACGCATTTGATGTGGGACTTCATCTTTTTTGTTGTCGTTTAGCACTTTTAACATTGTACTGTTGTTTAGGTTTGTAGGGCCTAAGTTATAAGTCCATGCAACCAAAGCATCAAACTCATTCTGATTTAGTGGTATCAATACAGCATCACTTACGTATGCTCCGTACACTGGCAATTCTTCATGCAACCATTCGTCTGCTTGTTCTTGTGTGCAAGTATCACCTTCTTTTACATTTTTTGTTCTGCCGTAGCCTATAGTCCATACACCAGCACTGCATTTGTATGCCTCTAGCTCACAGCCCTCAAATTTTTTAATTAAACTCACACCTTCTTGTGAAATTTCCATATTAGTCTCCCTTGTCGCTTGTGTGAGATGCTCCAAAATAGAACGAAATAATAGCACTCGCTAATCCTCCTAAATATCCTAGTACAAGATTTATTAAAGCTTCAGAGTTTTGTTCTGGTGGTTGTAGTGTAACCAAAAATATGTAACCCAAAAAACCTCCAATAGTAGCTATGCCTATAATTCTTGCTGTCCAATCTTTACTAAACATACCTCTTGCATTTTGTTTATCTTCTGTTTCTAGCTTAAATACATCAACTTCAAGTTCTTTCATCTTAACCTTAAAGTCTTGTTCTGCTTTCTTTATTTGCATCATTTGTTCTGGAGTCGCGTTTTGTATTGCCGTTTGTATGTCTTTTGGATTGTTTGCACAACCAAGCACCTCAGATATCATATTTCCTGCCATACCCCCCATAGGGCCGCCTAAAGCTGTACCTATAGTCGGAGCGACTTGTCCCAATATGCCTTTTATTAAATTTTTCATAGTATCCCTGTAGTTAGCACTGCTATTGCTAAAGCACCAATAAAGCTAAAAACACCAAATGTTGCCATTCTTATAGTAGTATTTATTGATGCGATCTCTTGTTTTATATCAGCAAACTCATTGAAAGCAGTTTTCCAACGTTCTGCGTTTTCTTTTTTAGATACAGCTAAATCTTTAGCTACGTCTTGAACTGTTAGTCTTTTGTTAACCATATTATCTAATAGTATATATATCTAAAGATTGTTTTTTACCTTTTACTTTAATTGGTTTTAGTAATTCTAACTCAAAATTGCAAGATTTTTTAGTGTTATGACCTATTATTAAATCTACGCCTACATCTTTAGTAGCACTTTCAAGTCTCGCAGCAGTGTTTACAGCATCGCCAATAGCACTATAATCAAAGCGTGTATCACTTCCCATATTACCTATTATTGCAAAGCCTGAATTTATGCCTATACCTATGTTTATTCCTAAATTGGATTGCTCCATGTCTGCCTGTATTTTCTGCGCTGCTAATATGGCTTTATTCTCGTGATCCTTTAAGTCTATTGGTGCATTAAATATAGCCATCATTGCATCTCCTATATACTTATCAACCATTCCCCCATACTCTTTTACAGCATTTGCTTGAATTGTTAGGGCTTTATTCATAATTTTGGTAACTTCTTCTGGCTCTAGTTTTTCTGACAGACTTGTAAACCCTCTTACATCTGTGAACAAAAACGTGCAATATTTTCTTTCACCACCGAGTTTCAATAAACTGGGATTCGATTGTAAAAGCTTAACTTGTCTAGGATCTAAGTAGTGTTCAAACTGTTTCTTTATTTCTTGTCTTAGCTTGTATTGTTCTCTAAATCTTAAGTAAAAAGCAGTAGATCCAGCAATGAATTGTGATATTAAAGACCAAGTTACATCTATAAGTAGGCTTTTTTGGATTAAATAGTAGCCCAGAGAGCCTGTAGAAAGCATTATTGTAAAACCTAGTGCAATGCCAAGGGTAATACCAAAACGTATTAATACAAGCCATATTAGAGTCACTGAAAGCAAATAAATTAATATTTCAACAGCTAAAGAATAATCTGGTATATATGGACTATCTTGTATAAGTATTGATTCTGCTAGTGCTGCTTGTATTTTATGTGGTTCTAACAAACCGATAGGTGTAGCTATTTGTGGCATAACACCTGCAGCAGTTACTCCAACAATGACAAACCTACCATTTACATCCATTTCCTTAAGATCTGTTTGCGGTGTATTTACCCAGCTGATCCATTTTCGACCTAGACTATCTGTTTTGACTGGCGGTATGCCTCGTATTGATATTTCTTGTATACCATTATCATTGGTTTTTATAATGTAAGTTTTTATATCAAACAAAGACTTATAAATCTGTGTGCCAAAACTAGGTAACCAATCATTATTAGGAGTTCGGACAAGTAGTGGTATTCTTCTGACAAGCTGATCTATGTCAGTGGGAGCAATGGCCAAACCTTCGTATGAGTTTTGAGTAAGTAGAAGCAGGTTCTCCTTCACTCCCGTTGTCATTATACCACCTTTATCCTCACCTACAACAACAGTTCCAGGTGTTGATGGGTAAACACCTTTGCCATCTTCAAACATAGCAATAACTGAAGGAGCGTATCCTAGTGACCTACCAAAGTCTTCATCTCCACCCATTCTGTCAGGTTGTGGAAAAGATACTGCCCAACCAACCCCAATCGCACCACGTCCTAACATTTCTATATTTATTTCTGCTAGTCTTTGTCTTGGTAATGGCCAACCTCCCTCTTTTTCAACATCATCTTCAGTTATGTTAAGGATTACAAAATTACCTGATGGATCGTAATTTTTAACAAATGCATCAAATGTTCTAAGTTTTATAATTTCAGTAGGCGTACTTTGGAAAATAAGTGGCAGTGATAATACAACTATCAATAATAAATAAAACTTATATTTCATTAGTTGCTTTGCCTTATTGTAATGATACTGCTACTGCCACCATTAACCTTAATAGTTTTAGACACGCCATTTTGAATAAAAATAACTGTATAGCTCCCGTTAACATCTAAATCTAGTCTTGCTGTGTTGTTAACACTTCTAATTAACGTTAGGTTTTCACCATCAATAAAAGATATTATTTGTGTTTCTGGGTCTTGACCAAACTGTGTTCCTACTAAACTTACAGAACCCACCTCTTGTGTAAGTTGGTCTTCTTCTTCAGCTACTTCCAAAGCATCAAGCACGTCTAATAAATCCTCTAGAAAATTTACATCTAAATAATTAATATCAAGTTCAGTAAACTCTAAGTCAGATTCATTATCTAAAAAATCCTCATCTAAATAATCAACATCTAAATCGTTGAAATCTAACAAACTATCAGATCTTACAATCACCTCTTCGCTTTCAATAGATACTTCCTCGGGTGGACTAACAATAAGCATATTATCAATAATATCTAGGGTAAGATCTAATATTACTGGTTTTGTTGGTGCATTTTCAAAAACGCTGACTGTTGTGGCTTGGAATGGTTGATTGAGTATGACACTACCTGTTGCTGTAGTTACTTCTATTTCTCCACTAGAGAGTCCAAAAGGATCTGGCAATAATATAATTAAAGATTCTCCAAGCTCATTCACAGTAGTTGAAAAGTCTGTGCCTCTTATTGCTATGTTTGCTGTAGGCGTTTTAAGTGTAATGTTTTGTTTATCAATACGGTTAAGATTACCTGTAATAAACCTTGTAGTACCAAGTGCAAAAGTAAGTGCCATCTTTGATTTAGATGGGTCTGGGTCGTAGATATACTCATCTATAAGCAGTTGTGAGTGTTCTGTAAGTTTTACTTGACTATCATCAAGAAACTTAATAGCCATGCGGCCATTGTTAGTAATAGCCTCATCATTAGATTGTATTACAAAATTTAGGGTAGCATCATAAGGTTGATCTCTTACAACACTTGCAGAGCCTGAAAGCTCAGATATGTCACCTATATCAACAGCTTGTGCTTGTGCCTTGGTCGTTTTGAGTAATACAAATATTACTATTAGAAGTATTTGTAATAAGCTTAATATAGTCCCTTGCAAGCGTTGAAGATTGCGTAATATCAAGTGTGTTTGAACTTCCATCTAAATCTAAATAAAAATATCCACTATCAGCGGAAGTAGTACCAGCATAGCCACTACCACTAAAATTAATTGTGTTACTACTACCGTTAACATCTACATAGTTTATCGCATTTGCGTAATCTATATCAAAGTCAAAAGCATTACTGCCACCAGTAATAATCCAATCTAAATCTAGATATGATGCATCATCATCTTCAGCAACTGCTAAATCAAACGTGTTACTAGATCCTGTAACATTTATATTCATATTTATATAATCAGAGTCTATAAGACCTGTGCTATCCATAAGTATGTCAAAAACGTTACTATCGCCTGTAAACTCAAAAAACCCAGTAAAATTATCACCATCAATAGCATCTGATCTAAATACATTTGAAGCACCAATTTGATTGATGTCAAGTATCATTGACACACCATCAAGATCTAAAGCAGTCATGCTACCTGTTTCTGCTGATGTACCACCAATAAGGTTAGACCCACCTTGTTGTTCTAAATCTATAGTTGCTGAATTTCCTGACTGTGTAACACTTATTTCATTATCTGCGACTAAAGATAACGACATAAATAAAACAATATTAATTAATTTCTTCATATTTCCAATACCCTCGTGTATTTCCTATATTTATTATTTCTAGTACTGCACCTTCGATAGCTTTCATTAAAGCTATGGTCGTGCTTTCGTTGCGGGTGGCTCCCGTTTCTATTTCAACCAACTCTGTGCCCATCTCAACAAATTTAAAGACATCTTGCGATTGGCCATAACTATAGATAGTTTTTTGCGACATAACTTCTATTAATATCTCGCCAGTAGCTACTGATACCATTCTAAGGCTAACGCTTACGCTATCCTCTCGGTATTGCATACTGGATCCTATTCCTAAGTATCTAGCACCCAAACCACCAGTAACTAAGTTACTATCATAGCTTACAACTGCACCTTCTAGCAACACACCTGCAAATAGCAAAGGCCCAAGAGCCTGGTTTTCGCCCAGTTGTTCTCTAGTAGATCTTATTAATTGTCTTTCTTTTGTTAGGTTATCAAGACCAACTCTTTCAACCACACGAAAAAAATTGCCGTCAGATGCATGTTTTAGAGAACGTATTAACAAAGTATATGGAGCTTGTGTTATCGCAGATGAAAATAAAGCAAACTCACTGTTGCTTTTGCGCTGCCCTGTTTGATCAAGGAAAGCAGTAGGATAGACAGCAACTACAGGTTTGACTATAGGAGCTGGTACATTTGCCAGTTCATAAGACTGTAAAGAATAAATGCTATATTCATGTAAACCTTTGCTTTGAAATCTGTCTGGCTTAGTATCTTTTACAACTTCTAGTATGGAGCAACTAGAAACTGAAATCACCAAGAGGGAGTTCAATAGTAGTCGTTGTACCATCATTTGTGTTAAATATTGTTAATATGATCATGCCGTCCTCAATCTTGTAAGATATTATATTACCTTCAAGTTCAAACTTGCCTTCAGTTGATTGTGTCTCCCCAAACATGTTTTCAACTATTTGCCTTGATATTTGTGCGTAGATACGGCTTTCTAAGTTTCTTATAAACCTTGCAAGTGTGGTGTTTTCTGCATCTCTTTCTAATTCGTCTTGCAGAGCTTTTATCTCCTCTTTAATAGTCATCTTGCGCATGTGCTCTTGATTCTCTATAGTTAGATAGTGAGAGCTTGTATTAATACCAGAAAAAGATGGTGACTTAAATTTAAAAGTGATGGTATCTGCTTGTATGTTTACACAAATAATACCAACAAATAAAACCACAGCCCAAATAACAATAATTTTGTAATGAAGTGGTAACTTAATCTTTTCTTTGGTCATCTCTATCCGCCTTAGCAATCTTATTACTATCTATTAATTGTGGTACTCCTAGTATAGTTTTTATTAGTGTGTCTTGTCTAATAATCTCATTATCAAGACTTCTAATTCTATCTATTAGTGCTACTAAAATACCGTGTTGGCTATCAAGTTTTGTGCCTAATCTTTCTTCAATAGCAGCAATTTGACCCTCTACTTTTTCATCAACAGTATCAAGTTTTGTTTCCATACCATCAACAATACGCATGATAAGTTTATAGATAAACCAGCCAAGTCCTAACGCTGCTGCTATAGGAAAACCAACCTCTTGAATTAATTGTACAGCAGACTCCATACGCTAGTAATCACCCCATACCCTAGTTTTTTTACCGCCATCATAAGGAACTGCATGTCCCTCATCTATAAGTATTTGGCAAATGTCTTTACCATCCTCTGTATACGGTATACCTAAAATACGGCCATACTTACCTTTACCTAAAGATTTTACTTTAATTTTACCAACGCACAATTCTGCAAGCCTAGCTTTTGCAGCTAGACCAAGTTTCTTTTCTGCTAAATCTCTAGTACGTGATTCTGGGGTATCGATCTCGGCTAACCTTACTCTTTGCTTATGTAGCTTTACATCAAAACCTAGGTCTAGACAGCAATCAAAAGTGTCACCATCTACTATTCGTTCTAGAGTAGCGTTGTAAACAAAAGAATCAGGAGCTTTAGACATTTTTAGATTTACATTTATGGTTTAAAATGTTTTGCAAAAGTACGCTTTCCCCACACTTCTCACACGTTGCTTGGATCATTGTGTTACTTTTTAGTTTTCTTAACTCTTTTTGTTGTGTACGCTTCATTTACATCAGGCGTTGATTTATCATCAGCAACATATCGGCCTTTGTCGTTTCTAGCACGAACTTGCACTTTTTCTGTTCCTGTTACTTTATCAACTAATTTAGTCCACCACTTCATCTTTGACCTCCTCAGAATTTTTATCTGGCTTGTTTACAGATTGAACTATATTTGTTTGAAAATAAAACAAAGCACCGTTAACTCTATCAAGTTGGTACTGTAATTTATTTTGCTCACTAATAAGATCTGATATTTGATGTGCCCAATATCTTTGAGTGTCATCTAGATCTGTAAGTTTTATTTCTTTGCCATCTACATTGATAGTTGGCTCGTTAAGTTTCTCTTTTTTTGCCATTTTTGACCCCCTTTGATAAAAAATTAACTATTTGAACTAATATACGCTTTTCCTTTAGTAATTGCATTAGAACAATCAGTTTTTTTACTGCTAGATGAACCTACAATATTAGGTGTGTCATCATCGCTATCAACTGGTTCATACAATAAAATCGTTTCTAAATGATCTACGTTTCTTTGTACCAATTCGTTTATTTCAGACTGCGATAGTCCATCACATGCTGGTACGCTTGATGCATCTGCATCTATACTGTCGATTAACGCAACGCTATCTAACCCTGCTGCTAATACTTCTGCTACTGTTGCCATATTATTCCTCCTTTAAGGTTTGTATTTCGGCTTTTAATTTATCTACCTGGGTAGACAGTTCTTTAACTGCATTAATTAAAGGTGTAATAAACATTTCTCTTGAAATAGTTTGACTACCATCTTTGCGTTCTTTCCAGCCTCCGAAAGTATCAACACCCTCTTTATCTAATGCTTCTTTAACTTCTTGAGCAATCATACCATGTATTACTGCATCAAGATTCATATTGTTTTCTTCGCTGTACTCATCCCATTCTTTAGGAAATTCATTGCTTGGTTTCCATTGGAAAGTTACAGGTCTTAAATTATTAATAAAAGATAAGCCTAAGCTATCATCATTAACATTCCTTTTCTTTCTTATATCAGATGTTCTAGTCCAAGCAGCATCTGTATCAAATTCATTTTGAACTACATTACTAGCTTTACCAAAAGTAAATTGAGAGTTTTCTCCACCTGATATACCTGACCCAATAACAATCTGATTAACTCCACCACTAGCTGATGCATCAACATTATAACCAACCATCACATTGTCTGTTCCTGTTGTAATACCATCACCTGCTTGTGAGCCTATGGCAGTATTCCCACCACCAGTAACAATACGCAAAGCGTGTAGTCCTAATGATGAATTATTTTCACTTGTAGTATTACTTTCTTGTGATTGATAACCAACTGCTGTGTTGTTACCAGCTGTAGTATTTGATTTTAAAGCATCTTTACCTACAGCTATATTTGCAGCACCTGTAGTATTTGCTGTTAAAGCCTGCATACCAACTGCTGTGTTATTACTTGCTGTTGTATTCGCATCTAGTGCTGCTGCACCTACTGCAACATTACTAGCACCTGTGGTGTTTTCTACTAAAGCGTTATTCCCAACTGCTGTGTTATTTGAAGCTGTGGTATTACTAGCTAAAGCTCTATCGCCTAACCCAGTATTAGTTGCACCAGTTGTATTTGCTTCTAAAGCTCTATAACCCATAGCAACATTTTCATTACCAGTTGTATTTAGTTCTAAAGATTCAGCACCAACAGCTACATTTTCAGTACCTGTTGTGTTTGCTGACAAAGATAAATAGCCTACTGCTGTGTTGTTGTTTGCGGTAGTATTTGCATCTAAGGAATTATTACCAACAGCAACATTAAAAGCTCCTGTTGTTAAAGCTCCTAGAGCATCAGTTCCTATAGCTGTATTTGCTCCCCCAGTAGTTTGGGCATC